TTCAAGGTGGTGCATATCTTAACAACCCAGATGGTGCAGATTCAGAAACAAACTTCTCTGGTAAAGTTGGTGGTTCTGTAATTGCATCAAAAAATATTGATGTATATGGAGAGTTCTCTATCGTTACAGATACAACTAATTCTTACGGAACGAAGCTTGGTTTGAAGTATAAGTTTTAGTCATCATAGATAACGTGATATAAAGGGGAGCTAATGCACAAATAGAGCAGAAAGTTATAATAGTAACAGGTACTAATGCTTTAGCAAAGGCTTCTCTCATGTTAAATAAAATTTCTTCTATATTATCCATCTTATCGTTCCTAATTAGCTTAACAACTATAGGGGCTGGCTACGCTGGGTACAAATGGGTAACAAGCCCACAGTTTGAAAAGATGATGATGGATAAGGTTATGGAAAAGGTGTCAGGAATGATGCCAAAAGTATTAGATGGAGCGTTACCCAGTACAACAGGCCCATCAATGAGTATTCCAAAGAAACTTGGATAATTGGAAATTCCAGAGATACATATACCAGAAGTAGTAATACCACAAGTTTACGTTCCACAAGTATCGTTACCTGGATATGAACCATTAAATGTAGAGACTATAGGTTGTAAATACTTTCATCGAGATGTTAAGAATACAGGCAATAGAAATTTATTAATAGACGATCCAAACGGAGTTGTAAGTAACTGTCCATATCCGTCTTTTATTCCAATGAATTATCAGGCAGATCAACTGATAATTACAGAGACAGCATTACCAGAAGAAGAACAACAACAATTACCCGAAGGTAAACCACCGCAACCAGAAATACCAAAAGATAAAAAAAAAGAAGTTTTTGTAGATTGTCCTAGTAGAACAGATCAAAGAGTAGGGGATTTTCGTAACGAAAAGCGTTTGGAACGTGTCGTAGGTCATGAAAGAAGCGAAGATGGAACTATATGCACCACGATTTATGAAGACGTTCCCTTCAAAGATCAGTACATTCCAGAAGTTTCT